CCGCGCCAAGGACCTGCTGGTCATCGACGAGGCAGCCAACTTCTTGGAGAGCCAGGTGCGCTTCCTGATGGGCTGGGTGCGCACGGTCGATCCCAACCAGCGCACGCAGACGCTGCTCACCTTCAACCCACCGACCACGGCCGAGGGTAGGTGGATCGTGAACTTCTTTGCGCCCTGGCTGGACCGCAAGTTCACTGGGCACGGCGGCCCGGCCCAGCCAGGTGAGCTGCGCTTCGTGGCCATGGTGGATGGCTCAGAGCTGTGGGTGCCCAACGGTGAGCCCTTCGAGCACAACGGTGAGCTCATCCGCCCGCAGTCCAGGACCTTCGTGCCTTCGCGCATCTCCGACAACCCGTACCTGATGGGGACCAACTACATGACCACGCTGCAATCCCTGCCCGAGCCACTGCGCTCGCAGATGCTGTACGGCGACTTCCAGGCCGGCATGACCGATGACCCATGGCAGCTGATCCCAACGGCCTGGGTCGAAGAGGCGATGGCACGCTGGAAGCCACGCAGGCCCAAGGGCGAGATGCTGAGCTTGGGTGTCGACGTCGCGCGTGGTGGTGCCGACAACACGACCATTGCCACACGCCACATGGATGACAGCGGCAAGGGCATGTGGTTCGATGAGCCCCACGAGTACAAGGGCAGCGAGACACCCGACGGGCCCAAGGTTGCAGGCCTTGCCATCGCCCATCGCCGTGACGACGCACCCATCCACATCGACGTGATCGGTGTGGGCGCCTCGCCCTACGACGTGCTGAACAGCATGGGGCTCAACGTGATCGGCGTGAACGTGGCAGAGAAGGCCCGGGGCACTGACCGCTCAGGCAAGCTGCGCTTCTTCAACTGGAGGAGCGAGCTCTACTGGCGCATGCGTGAGGCGCTGGACCCAGCCAATGACACTGGCATCGCGCTGCCACCCAACAAGAAGCTGCTTGCTGAACTGTGCGCACCCAAGTGGGAGGCGTCGGGCTACACGATCAAGGCCGAGAGCCGGGACGAGATTGTCAAGCGCATCGGGCGCAGCCCCGACATGGCCACGGCCTACATCCTGGCCCTGATCGAGACACCCAAGATCAAGCACCTGCAGCGCCAGCAGGACGTGCAGGACGTGCTGGGCTACGACCCGTTGGCAAGCTCCAGGCAGTAGTCGAGCGTGCGCTTAACCGCGTGCGCCACGCATACAGTCGGGGCCAACTGACACCCACCCAACTGGAGTTCGCCATGTGCCTTGGTGGTTCTGCACCTTCCGCTCCCCCGCCGCCTCCACCTCCGCAGGCGCCCCAAGATCCTCAGATCGCTGACCTGGCCGACGCACGCAAGAAGCGCATGGCTGCGCAAGGCATGGCCGGCGGCACGCTCTTGACCGGGCCCACGGGCATCGAGAACTCGCAACTCAACACCGGCCGGGGCAGCCTGCTGGGCAGCTAAATGGCAACGATACCGGGCGCAGGCCTCACTCCTCGACAACGTGTGCTGCAGCGCAAGGGTGCGCTGTGGCAAGAGCGCAGCTCCTGGCTCATGCACTGGCGTGAGATCAGCGAGTACCAGCAGCCGCGCCTGGGTCGCTACATGGTGACCGACGTGAACAAGGGCTGGAAGCGCCACAACTCGATTTACGACAACACCGCGCTCAAGGCCTCGCGCACACTGGCTGCCGGCATGATGTCGGGCATGACGAGCCCGGCCCGCCCCTGGTTCAAGATGGAGCTGGCCGACAAGGATCTCATGGAGTACGGGCCGGTGAAGTCCTGGCTCTACCAGGTCACCAACCTGCTGCGCGACATCTTCGCGCGCTCCAACACCTACCGCACGCTGCACCAGGGCTATGAAGAGCTAGGGCTCTTTGGCACGTGGGCCACAGCCATGCTGCACGACTATGACAACGTCGTGCACCACTACCCGATGACGGTGGGCGAGTACGCGATTGGCACCGACTACAAGGGCCGGGTCGACACGCTGTGCCGCGAGTTCCAGATGACCGTGGGCCAGATGGTGCGCCAGTTCGGCATTGAGAACTGCAGCACCACCATCAAGAGCATGTACGACCGCAACGCGCTCGACAGCTGGGTGCCGGTGGTCCACATGATCGAGCCCAACGAGGGCCGCATCCCAGGCAAGCTCGACAACCGCAACATGAAGTTCGCAAGCTCCTACCTGGAGCAGGGAGGCAATGATGATAAATTCCTTGGTCAATCTGGTTTTAAGCGCTTTCCTGCGCTGTGCCCACGCTGGTCCATCACGGGCAACGACATCTACGGAGGCTCACCCGGCCAAGAGGCACAGGGCGATGTGAAGCAGCTCCAGCACGAGCAGCTGCGCAAGAGCCAGGCGATTGACTACCAGGTCAACCCGCCACTGCAGGTGCCCACCCAGTACAAGGACGCAGCCAAGAGCCGACTGCCTGGTGGCGTCATGTTCGTGGATGCGACCAGCCCTGGTGGCGGTGTGCGCACTGCCTTCGACGTGAACCTGAACGTGCAGCACTTGCTCGAGGACATCGTCGACGTGCGCATGCGCATCAAGGAGTCCTACTACGCCGACCTCTTCATGATGTTGGCCAACGACACACGCTCCGGGATCACGGCCACCGAAGTGGCTGAGCGCCACGAAGAGAAGATGCTGATGCTGGGCCCAGTGCTCGAGCGCCTGCAGGACGAGCTCCTGAAGCCACTGATCAGCAACACGTTCGATCACTGCGTGGAGTCGGGCATCCTGCCCATCCCACCCAAGGAGCTGCACGGCGTTGAGGTCAACCCCGAGTTCATCAGCGTGCTGGCACAAGCTCAGCGCATCGTGAGCGCACAGGGCATGGACCGACTGCTGGCCACCGTGGGCAACCTCGCTGGTCTCAAGCCCGAGATCGTGGACAAGATCGACTTCGACCAGGCGATCGATGACTACGGGCAGATGTATGGCGTCAACCCCGAGATCATCGTGCCCGATGACGTGGTGGCCAATGCACGCGCCGCACGCGCGCAGCAGCAAGCCGCCCAGCAGGCCGTGGCCGCAGCGCCAGCGATGGCGGGTGCAGCCAAGGATGTTGGCAGCATTGATCCTGCCAACATGCAAAGCGTGATGCAAAGCCTGCAGGGCTACAACACCGGCTCACAGTGACCGTGCGCTTAACGCGCATGGGCACGTTGAGAATCCGCAGCATGTCAATCACTCGTGACCCCACCGATACCAAGGCCCATGACCGCGAGGCTGAGAGCGATGCTCTCATGCAAAGCGTTGCACGACGCACTGAGATCGATGACCTGAAGTGGTTGATGGCCCACAAACAGGGCCGGCGCTTTGTCACGCGTCTTCTGGATAAGGCGGGGATCTACCGCACCAGTTTCACCGGCAACAGTGAAACATTCTTCCGGGAGGGCATGCGCAACGTCGGCCTGTTTGTGCTCAGTGAAGTGATGGAAATCACACCTGAGCAGTTCGCAATGATGCTCAAGGAGCAGCAAGCATGACAGACGTAGTAACGCCAGTAGCCGGCCAAGACACACCGAACGCCGGGGTACAGCAACCCGCCGAGGGCACACAGCCCGAAGCTCAAGCAGCAAACCCTGCGGACGCGTCACAAACAGGTGACAACCCCGCCGGTGATGCACCCAAGGCAGACGAGGCCGTCGAGTACAAGTTCACTGCACCCGAAGGGGTGGAGCTGGACAAGCCCTCGACCGACGAGTTTGTTGCCCTTGCAAAGGAAGCCAAGCTCCCTGTGGACGTGGCCCAGAAGGTCGTCGACATCGCTATCAAACGCGAAGCCGCACGCGCTGAGGCTTTTGCTACAGAGGTGAAGGGCTGGGAGGAGTCGGTCAAGACCGACAAGGATCTCGGAGGCGACAAGCTGCCTGAGACCCTCGCCACCTGCCGCAAGGCCATTGACCTTGGCCCGCCTGAACTTCGAGACCTGCTTTCCAGCACCAAGATGGGCAGCCATCCTGCTGTTGTGAAGTGGGCGTATGCCATTGGCAAAGCATTGAGCGAAGACCGCTTCGTCCAAGGTGGCAACAACCCCAAGGGCGAAAAGGGCACAGCCCAAGTCCTGTATCCCAATCAATCCTAACGGAGAAACAAAATGGCTCTTCTCGCAACTGGCGCCCTGACCCTGGCTGACTGGGCAAAACGACTCGACCCCGATGGCCAAGTGCCCAAGGTCGCTGAGCTCCTGTCTCAGACCAACGAGATCCTGGAAGACGCAGTGTTCATGGAAGGCAACCTGCCGACCGGTCACCGCCTGACCATTCGCACTGGTCTGCCCCAGGTCTACTACCGCATGATCAACCAAGGTGTGCCGACCAGCAAATCGCTGACCGCGCAGATCGATGAGGCCTGCGGCATTCTGGAAGCTCGCAGCCACATCGACGTGGAACTGGCCAAGCTGAACGGCAACACCGCTGCCTTCCGCCTGTCCGAAGACCAGGCCTTCATCGAAGCGATGAACCAGACCATGGCTGGCGCCATGTTCTACGGCAACCCCGGCACCGACCCCCGTCAGTTCCTGGGCCTGCAGACTCGCTACTCCTCGCTGTCTGCCGGTAACGGTCAGAACATCCTGGACGCTGGCGGCACTGGTTCCAACAACTGCTCGATCTACCTGATCGTGTGGGGTGAGAACACCGTCTTCTGCCCCTTCCCCAAGGGAACGAAGGCTGGCCTGATGCACCAGGACCTGGGCGAAGAGTCCGTGCCTGACAGCAACAACAACTTCTTCCAAGCGCTGCGTGCTCTGTACCAGTGGAAGAACGGCGTTGCCGTGAAGGACTGGCGCTATGTCGTTCGCATCTGCAACATCAACGTGACCGACCTGACCACCCAGGCTGGTACGCAGGCTTCCACCGCCGCCACCCAGATCATCAACTTGATGAGCCGGGCACTGGATCGCGTGCCGAACCTGTCCATGGGCCGTGCTTGCTTCTACGCAAACCGCACCCTGTACAGCATGCTGCGCGTGGCTGCACTGAACAAGTCCAACGCCGCCTTGAGCATTCAAGACGCGCTGACCCAGTTCGGTACGCCTTACTCGCTGACCAAGTTCTTGGGCGTGCCCTTGCGCAAGGTTGACCAGCTGCTGAACACCGAGACTCGCGTGGTCTAAAGCTGACTAGGGGGCTTCGGCCCCCGACTCGCAACGAACCCTTCACGAACTGGAGCACAAAATGATCCTCGACAACTTTGCCTTCCTCTCCGGCGCCGTCTCGGCAGCCGGCGCGCTGACCGGCCAGCTCATCACTGCCAACAGCCAACTGTCCACCAACACGATGGACCTGGGCCCGCTGGCTATCGGCGGTAACCAGGTGGCCGACCTCGGCGCCGGTGACGCCCTGGAGATTGCGATCGGTATCCTGGTGGCTCCTGCCACTGCGACCACCGTGCAGTTCCAGCTGATCCAAGCTGACGACGCTGCGCTGTCCACCAACGTGCAGGTGATCAACCAGACCGATGCGTTTGCCATCGCCTCGTTGCCCGCCGGTACTGTTGTGCCTTTGCACTACGACCGTGCTGCACCCTACGCACCCAAGCGCTACATCGGCGTGCGCTACATCTCCACCGGCGCCACGGTCACCGCTCTGTCGGTCACTGCATCCGTCGTGAAGAACGTGCAAGACGTGAAGAACCTGTACTTCAAGTCTGGCTTCCTGGTCTCCTAATCGAGATCCCCTGGGGCTTCGGCCCCAGGCCCAATTTCAACCCTCTGAAAGAACACCATGGCCGATACCCCTATCAAGTACATCG